TGAAAGAGGACTTCTTGGAATACCCTCCCTTTTTCAATGGAGAGTAAATTTCTAACATTTTCAAAGATGGCGAACTGAGGTCGAATTTCCCTAAGTAACCGAATGCACTCGTAAAATAATCCTGACCTAGTTCCTTCTCCAATTCCCCTTTGACTCCCTCCAATACTGATATCTTGACAGGGAAAACCGAATGTTGCGATATTGAATGATCCTCTGGGTGCTGTGAAAGTTTTGATGTCTTCATGGATTGGTACTCCTTTAAAATTTTTTGATAATACTTGTTGGCAATAAGGATTAATTTCTACAAATTGCTTAGTTTCAAATTGTCCTTCAAAGAATGATTCAGCTAATGCAAATCCTCCTATACCTGAAAAACAATCTAGGACTTTTAATGGTTCAGTCATGGCTGTGGCATCTCCTCTAATTGATTAGATACATAAACTTTTATAGCTTTTTCAGCTTCTTGTAAAGTGTCAAATGTTTCATGGGTAGATTCATTTTCATAAGCTAATTCAAATTGACCTACACCATTTGAACAAGAAATAATTTCCCATTTTTCAAATAAATTTTCTAAAATTTCTGTGTTTACTGAGTGGCTCATAATAGATCTCCTTTAATAGTTTGATTAGGGTTTTGTAGCTCTTCTAAATCGGCTTTAGCTAGGTCATCTATAGCGTTGAATGCATTATCCCATTCATCCCTATAAAAACGGTCTAGGCTAGTGTTAGCTCTGAGATTGTAATAGGCATCTCTATATCTTCTTTTCATAATTTCCTCCTATGTGTAACTAGCTGCATCAAATTCAGCATTAGGGTCATCTTCCATACCCTCCGCTTCTTCAATAAAATAATCCATAGCTTTTTGAGCATAGTAAATCTTTGCTAGTTCAGATCTTGTTTCTTGTTTTAAAGTATTCCAATCTTGGGAATCTTGTATTCTTTCATCTAATAGTTTTTCCCTATCACCCAAAAGATCGAGAACGTATTGTGCAGTTTCTTTATCCATTTTTGTTATGCTCCTGTATTGCAGTAATTAAATGTTGATCAAATTCATCAAAAGTTATTTTGCCATTGTGATAAGCATTCATAACTTGATAACCTACAAGATTATAGATTTGCGTGTAGGAAAGTTTGTATCTATGTATATATTTTTTAGTCATCGTTCTCATTTCCCCAACATAGTATGCAAGAGCCAAAATCATATAATTGGCCTTCCATAGATACTGAATATGCAGACTTGCTAGTCTCTTTATTCATGTATTCTTTTAATTCTTCTATAGACTCTTTTGTATTAGTCTTTTCATCGCCATAGTAGGCACAGATCTTGTCGAATGTCTCTTCATTAAATAAAGGGGCATACCACCCGTTCCACCTTTGAGCAGGGTTGTACCACCCCTCAAATGTGGGGGGTAGGTCATCAACATTATTACCACATGGTAAATAAAATAATCCGCGTTCCATTTTTTAGTAGTCTCCTAATGATTAGAGTGTGTGTGTTTTGGTTGGTGTAACCTTTAATTAAATTACCATAGTGCAAGGTAATTGTCTAGTAATTGAAATTTAAAAAAATTTTTGACTTTTCCTGGAAAATTTTGCAGGGAACTCCATCAGAATTATTTGTAAATTTCTGATTTTTAAGAATTTATTTTGGGGTAGAGGTTCTAACTCGGTCTATCCTCTGTCAATTCAAGCTTTAAGTCGAATAGTGGAGTTTGCCCCCTCTGTTTATGCCTATAAAAAGTAACTTGATACCCTTTAGATCTCGCAAAGTTTATAAGAAGGTCATGCACTTCGTTGATGTTTGATGCACCTCCGCAGGCATTAATCCTTATCCTCTGCGGTTTAGTAATTTTGTAATCAGTCATAACTTAAACATTCGCAGCCATAGCCATTGTGAAAGGCATTTATAAGGTCTAAGGTTTCCCCCTCTATCTCCTCGCTTGGGTCTTGTCTCCAGATAATATCTTTAATATTTTCTAATTCTTTTAAAGTTTCTACATTTTCATATAAAACATAATCGGTAGTAATCATGTAAGGACATCCATCCATCTTGTACTCTAGTTCCACGAATAACGTAGGGCATAAGCACTTATAGCCAGTTCCCCCATAGTTGTAGATCTCTGTTTCAACATTGCTAATATGATCCTTAAGAGATCCATCAGCATTATATAAATGTTCCTTATTAAAATATCTTTGTAAGACAGTTTTAATATAAACATGGGGTGATGCAGTTAAAAAACATTCCCCATAATCGGTTTGTGTTAGCGTCATAATGAGTTGACTCTGTAAGTGAATAATGAAAGGTATATAAACCCTTCAGTATGCCCACATATAGAGGGCATAAGGAAAGGATTAAACCACTTAATTAATTAATATTGAGGTGTAGGATCAAATCCTATAATTTCATTTTCAAAAATTTCCTCTATTTCATCAAAATTTTCATCAAAATAATTTAAATATTGATCCATAATATTTAATTTTGAATCTTTATTTCTTACATATTTAATTACCTCTAAAATCAATTCTACTTGATCTATAGGGCACTTAATTTGATCAAATAAGCATTTAATTTGATTTAATTTTAATTCTTTAATTGTTTGAGTTTTCATAATAAATTAGAAATAAATTAAACATAAGCGGCTATTTAAAGCCACTCTATAAAGGTTAAATATAAGTAGATATATAAACCTTTAGAGAGTGGATTAAAACCACTCTTAACCTTTATAGCTATCTATACAAAACTCTAATTTTTTAGCGTTATCTTTATTCTCTACTATTTTAAATCTCAAGCCTATGATATGGGTATCTGTATTAATATCTAAAAATCTGCAATCTGTAATATCTCCATCTATTACAGTTAATTCTCTACCTTTATAAGTAAATGTTTTGGGTAATGATTGAGATTTTTTAAGATTAAAAGCGGCCGCGTAGTTTAAACCCTTTTCAATAGCTTTTGAAAATGTATCAAATTTTGAACCGTGTGATAAGGTTAAATGATAATTTAGCTTTTTAGCAATATCAAACCGCCTGTCAACGCGTTTTGTATAATCATAGAATTGAACAAAGTTTCTAAGTACTTGATTATTATCTAAGTTTAAACCCTTTTGAACTGCTTCAATTACTGATCCGTATCTAATAGGCTCTATATAGATATTAAAAGCCTTTTGTATATAGTCAGTATCCTCTTGAGTTAAGTGGACGCTAATAGATTCCCAAGGGTAATCACTTACTCCATTAAGCCTAAAGCTAACAAGTTTTGAAGTTTTATTTTTGAAATAATGTCTAAAGCAATTAATTACTAAGTACCTTAAAAACATTTGATAATCATTCATAAAAGCATTATTGCGTCTTATTCTGCATTTGATTTTTCCATCTAAATATACAGGATTTCCGCTAGTCATAAGACAAACAGAACGGCAAGAACCTGCTGCTGGACAGGCTTTTGGCGTATTCATTAGCATTAAGCAAGCGGTTGGGATTTCCTCAATCTTGTTATTCTTTTCAATTTTTGGATTTGATCCAATAGTAAAGAAGTTTTGAAAGCTTAGATTATGTTTCTTTTGAAAAGCTTTCATGCTTTCAGTATGTTTTGTACTCATTGTTTAAAACCTTTTAAATGAATTTGATTTATGAAAAAAGAGTTTTAATTACTCTTATATATACAGTATAGCAAATTATTAATAAGTTTTTTCAAAGTTAATAAGTATAGAAAAAATTGCAATAAAAAACCTTAAAAAGTTTTTAACATACTTTTCCACAATTACTAGCAACATATCTTAAGGCCATATCTTGGCCATAAATAACAATTTTGTAACAATTATGGAGTAAAAAAGGGTAATATAACGCTAAAAAGTACAATATTTTGTATAAAATCGGGGCAAAATGTAACAAAAACCAGGAAAATGAAACAATTTTGTAATAATTGCGTTATTTGTAACAATTTTCTGTAATATTTCGGCTTAATCTTTGCTTTATTTGTAATTATTTTAAATAAACTGTAACAATTCGGCCTATTGGGTCATATTCTGTAACATTTGTCATATATATTCTTTTTTTTGTTTCAACCTTGTAACAATTGACGGCTTCGCCTGATGTCTCACAATTTTTTTGCCCCAAAATCACCCCTTTTAAGGCTTGCTAGGGGGTCGAAGTATAGAGAACTTAAAATTAGAGCTATATATCTATAAATTTTCGAAATAATGCCCGTTTCACCACTAGATTTTGAGTTATATTCACGAGTGACTGGAAATCCCCTTCCTATGTCTGCAGCTGAGCGTATGAAAATGGCTCCTGAAGTGTATCAATTTACAAAAGACTATGGACGCAAGTCTATGGGACAAAGATTAGGAAATTTAGCAGGAAATGTACTAAAAGTAGGGGCGTTAGGAGCAGCTGCGTACGCTGGAGCAAGAGCATTTGGTATACCAAGTACTGAATATGGTCAAAATGTTACAGAAACTCAGACTTCTTCGAATTTAATTAATCAAGCAGCAGATAAAGCATCTCAATTAGTAGAAACCGACACAGTTAGTGAATCATTAGCAGAAAATCAAGTTCCAGAAAAATCTATAGAAAACTTAGGAGCCGAAGCTTCAGAAGAAATGTTTGGTAGTCCTTTAGGTAAAGGACAATTAAAAAATTATGTTTCTAATTTATTAGAGCCTTCTCCAGAAATACAACGAGCTGCAGGGGTTGTCCAAGAATTTGCACCTCAAACAAGTCAAATTACTAAGAATCCATTAACTGACAACCCTGATATAGATGATATACCTGGAGGTGAAACAAGCACTGCTCCATCACTTGATTTTGCCGAGGAAATAGAAGATATAAATATAAATGGCACTAATACATCTGCAACGAGAAAGCTAACTCCTAGAGTTATTGCTATTGCTTCTAGTTTAGATAAAGGTCTTGGAACGAAAACTCCTGAAGAACGTATAATTATTGCTCAAGAAATTGAGAAAAGAAGAGTAAAAAATCCTTTAGAAGAAAGAGCTGAAGAGAATCAAGAGGCTATTGACTCTGGTTTCATGAGATTATCAGATGAAGAAAGAAAAAAAGAATCTATAAGACTTGGAAGCACTGGTGGCATACCAAATAAAACTGATATGCAGGAAATAAGAAAAGATCCTGAATATATAGCTGCTCAGGAATCTATGTTGCCTAAGACCACAGCAGAAAAGGCTGATGACTTTAGAGCTAAATTTGTAGAAGGAGCTTATTCGGATATTGTAAGGGGTCAAAGGGGCAATCAATCATTAGGAATTACACGCATTCCAGCAACTAATGGAGATGCACAGACAGGTTTTGTACTTGCTAACAAACCTCTTGATCAATCTCCAGATACAGCAAAAACTTATGGTTTTGGAGTAGCACCAGGTGCTGAAGATATGCTAAAAAATCAATTACAGGACAGTACTTTTGATTTATACATGGATAGAGGGCTTTCTGAGGCAAAACCAGGTAAAAAGAGAAAAGCAGGAGAAATTTTTGAATTTCTTTCTCCAAGAAAGCGGATAGTACAAGGTGAAGCCGATCTTGGTGACATTGTAATGTAACCTTTGCTAAATTTAAAGTACTAACAACAAAATCATGACTAAATTTTTATTACCAATCGCAATTAATGTCATAAACAAAGCGGTTGACAAAATTCCAGAGGATCTTGATGATTTATTAAAAAAATTCGTCGTTTCTCTTCTAAAAAAAGCTGCTGCCAAAACTGGTAACAATGTGGATGACTTGTTAGTCGCACAGCTTGAAAAAGCTTTATTTGAAAAGTAATTATGGTTCAATTTGTAAACCTAAACAGAAATCTAAAGAATCCAGCAGATAAAGCTGTTTTTCAAGGAAAAAACCCTGCAAACAAAACTACTGGTCCTAATACTGGTGGTTTTACACCTAGTGGTGATCCAGCAGGTCTAGCAGATCCTTGGAGAGCAACTCTTGATAAAAATCCTTTAAACGAAGATTTTTACCAAAGTTCTTATACTTTTGCAGGACAATCTGAGGATGCACAAAGAAGGCTTGATGGTTTACAATTTGAATTTGGGAATTCTTTTGAAGAAGGAAATAATGCTTTTGCTTCGGAATTTGTTAGAAAATATGCTGCAGCGGTAGGAGGATCTAATACTGCTGAAGGTAAAGAAATGATTGAACGCGATAGAATAGTAAGACCGGAGAATTTAGCTCAATTATCATCACAACCGGCAACTGGTGGTAATGCTGTCCAAGATCCGAATGTTGCTGGAAAATTCCCAAGTCAAGAGGTAAACGTCTAATGGTAGCAACAGCATTAGGAAAAGCAGCAGCACTATCAGCAGGTAAACGTGGTGTATCTAAAATGGCAGGAGATGCTTTATTTGATTTTTTTAAAAATATAGGACCTAAAACTGCAGCAGCTGTAAGAGGTGTAGGTAAAGAGGTTGTTGAACAAGGTGCTGGTCAAGCTGCTAAAAATGTTTTAGGAAGAAAAGTAGGTGGTCTTACTGCAGAACAACTGGCAACATCTGCTATACCTTTTGCTGCATCTGCTGGTATGACTGGAGCACAAGCAGCAGGGATTGAAACAGCTGCATCACTTGCTGGAAAAATTGCACCCGTAGTTGCTACCGGAGCTACAGCACTTTATGGACAAAATATCATTGATAATATTTTTGATCAACAAAATGTAGGTAGTCAGCCATTTAGGGGAAGAAAAACCGGTGTTTCTGAATTTGATAGTTTTTTACATCAACGAGCATTAGAGCAACAAAGAATTGAAAATGAACTGGCCGTCATACAACAAAAGGCTGTGTTGTCAGTACCAAGTCCACTAGATATGGCACAAGCTGAAAAGATAACAACGGAAGCAGGTGAAGCTACAAATAGAGAAGTATTAGCCGTAGCTAGAAGTTTATATGGAACTGGTTTCCGTGCATAGTAATTTTATAATTATGAAAAAGCTTTAAAGTAATGAGTAGATACAGTAGTGGAGTTTCCGGTTTAGAAAGAGCAAAAGATCAAAATCCTTTTACTTTCGGAGGACAATCTTTAGGAATAAAGGGTGGTACTTCATTTAACGCACCTTCATTTGGAGATATTTACAGTAAAAGCAACGGAGGTTCAACTTCATTTAATACTAATTATTTTCCAACTGTAGGAAAAGACTCGAAAAGTCTTATTTTAGATAAAAATCCTTTTGGAGAAAATGAAGAAAAAGAAGATAAAGGTAAAAGTTTTCTAAACAAAGCTATTTCAGGAGGACTCGATTATTTTAAAAAGTCTATAGAAAAAAGCGATACTGATAAATTAATAGATTTTGCAAAATCACAAGCAAAGGCACAATTTGGTGGTGCAGGGGGTGGTGCTTTTTCAGAGGTTGCACAAGGTTTAAGTTATGGACAATTACCTGCCCAAAGTCAACAAATGTTTATTCCTGGACAACAGGGAGGTAAAAGTGTAACACAAAGAATAGCTGGAGGTGCTGCTGGTTTATTACAAGGACTTTCAACAGGGATTCCTCACGCAGGCGGTATTGGACTTGTAGCTGGTCTTTTAGGTTAATTTTCAATATTTGGTTAATTTAGAATATCACTAACAAAGATTTTTTGGAAAAGTAAAAGATGGCTCCAGTATTATTAGCACCACTATTAGCAAAGGGCGTAGCAGCTGGTGCAGGTGCTTTAAAATATCTACCCGTAATTGGTGCAGTCGGTGGAGCTATTCCGGGATTAAGAAAAGGTAATTTAGGTGAAGCTGCTCTTGGATCAGGATTTGGAGCATTAACAGGAGGTTTAGGAACAGGTAGTTTAATAACAGGTGCTACAGGGCAAGTTGGTAGAATGGCTGGTCAGAAAGGAGTTCAAGCAGCATTAAAGAAAGGAGCTAAGGCTATAGGTGGTCAAGAGTTAGCAAAGCAATTAACTAAAAAGAATATTCAACAAGCAGTGCAAGCTGGTGTTCCTTTAGCAGGAGCTGCCGGTGTATTTGGGTTAGCAAAAGCAGGTGGAGATTTAGGAATTCCTCCAGCAGGTGCAGGACTCAGAGGAGCTGCAGGATTAGCAGGTTATGGATCAGTTAGAGGAGAAGGCATGGCTGCAGGTGGAACACCATTACCACCTGGGATGGGTCAGTATGGAGGTATATCTCCAATAGGTGATCCATTAAGTGTCGTAAGTCCTTTAGGTTTAGATGCCGGTCGTCGTTTAAGAACAATTAAAGATGCTGAAGCTTTAAGAGATGCACAAAATATTCTCTTACCAACAGTTAGGAAATACTCTGAGCAAGCTAAGAGAGATGAGTTTGCAAGAAGAATGGCTGCTGCTGGTATCAGTACTAACATTGCACTTAATGCGGATCTTACAAGAGCAATGCAACAAGCAGGCTTACAAATGGGTGCAACTGCAGCTGAACAGGCTGGAGCTGCTATTACTCGTCCTTATCAGTACTAAAAATGAGTAGAATGTCAAATGCTGAACTTTTAAAAGAGTTCCAAAAAAATCCGACATTAGAAACTTATGAAGCAGTTGCAGGTGGACTAGCACTTCCTGCAAATATTGGAGATCCTAGATTTCTAGTACCGGAAGGTAAAGAAATAATTAATGCACCCGGAATTTTAAATAGAATTAGAGGTAAAAAAATAATTGTTGATAAAGATAGACCTAAAGGTGCTTTTAGATTTGCAGCACAATTAAGAGATGCTCTTAGCGGACAGAAAACAGATTTTGATAAATTAGGTGGAAGAATTGACGAGAAGACAGGAGCATATGATCAATTTGGTGGAGTAACACAAGTCACTGACGATCTTGAAAAGAAATTTAGTCCAGTCCAAGCTAAACGTATTGAAAAATATTTAAAAACTGAATTAGAAGAACCAAAAACTGCATTAGAAGAAACTCAAGAATATTTAAAGTCTTATAAACAAATTCTTGGTGATGATGAACTTAGAGATTTAATTAAATCAAGAAATAGAGAAACTGCTGTAGAAAATCAACTACAATATCTGGCTACAGAGCCTATAAGACAAGCCTTTCTTAATAAGGCTGCAGAGGATGCTGCACAAAGAGGTTTAAGGGTAAGAGCTGCAAAAGAAATGATGCCATCTAATATTCAGAATATAATGTTATCAAAACAAGCTCAGGCAGCTACAGCTGCCTCTGCTGAGGCAGAACTAAGAAAGGCTGCAGCTATCCAACAAGATGCTGCAACCAGATTTGCCGGACTCGGCATGCAACGTCCATTTGGACAGCCTAATCCTTTAATCACCTAGAAGTTTGGTTAATTTAAACTTAAAGAGTTACTTGAGGTAAACCGTTATGATGGGAGGAGGATCCCCACCACCACCACAGATAATATATCCACCAGCTGTGTCTGCAGCTCCAACAACTCAGGTGCCTAGTCAGGCTCTTGCTGCTCAAGGAGCACTTAATGAAGTAAGTGGAAAACAGCAAAGGTTGAATATGGAGCTTGGTGCCCAGTTAGATAGAACTAACGCAGAGTTCTTTGCTGGTCAAGATATTAGGCGTGGAAAAGCTGCCTCTGCAGAACAACGTCTTACTATTGATAAAGCTGGAGAAGATACTCGTGCAACTCAAAGAGTTGTTGGCCAAGAGCGTCGTGCTGAGATAGGTGAAACTGGTCTTCAATATAGAAGAGGATTAGAGACTGCAGGAGAACAAGACAGAGCGTTGACAAGAGAAACAGGTAAAGAGACAAGACAGACAGATTTGCAAAGAGAGATGTTTAGACGCTATAAAGAGAATAGAGATTACGAACAGGCTCAGAGCCAATATAGAACATGAAGAAATGGATTCAGACTTTATCTAACAAAGATCGTGAATCCTTTCTTGAATTTTGTAAAAAAGCTTCAAGCCCAATACAGATATATTTATTTGCCCGATTTTTAGGATTCCAAGGGACGGTAGTGGAATGTAATGAATGGTCAATAAAAGAATTTAAAAAACGTAATTTTAATGAAGTTTTAGAATCTGAAATAGATAATATGAGAGTTGATATAAATAAACTTCGCGATGCTATTGATATGGGAATTGTAAAACAGGATATGGGTGCAGCAAGAATTGCAATGCTCCAGAAAGAATTACGTGGAGCTATAAAACAAATAGAAGATAAGAAAATTTTACAGGATAAACAAGGTTTAATTCTTGCAGGAGCAGATAGAGCATTAAGAGAAATGCTTTCTATTTTTAGAGATGATCCAATAGAAGGTCCTTTACAGGAAGCATCGATGGGAGTCTGGACAAAAATATTACAAGAAGAATCTTGAGCAAAAGTACGCTATGCTACGTTCATGGCAGGAACTAGTATTTATAGCGTCTATAGACGTACAGCAAGAGCAGCTGCAAAACAACAAGTAGTTAAAAAAACTTCTAATGTTGATGTAGAAAGAGCTAGAAAAGATTTTGCCTATTTTTGTGATGTTGTAGGGGGAAAACCACCTGCTAAGCATCATCGAGAATGGCATAAGTATTTATGTACTGGTGATGACAGTGTTTGTCTAAGAGGTATAGCCGGACCTAATATTGATATCTTGGCTCCAAGAGGATCTGCAAAATCTACAGTTTTAGGTTTGTATACAGCATGGGCAATAGGTGTTCATGCAACACAAAAATTACCTTTAAAAATTTTATATATTTCTTATACCGTTGATGTAGCTAGACCAAAGAGTGCAGCAATAAAAAGAATAATAGATGAAAGTAAAATCTATAAAGAAATTTTTCCAAAAGTTAAGATTGCTAAGGGAATAAATTCAAATGAATATTGGAGTATAGATTGGAAATTTGCAGGAATAAAATCAACAGGTGAAGAAGAATTTAGCGTTTGTTGTGCAGGATTAAAAGGTGCTGTTACGTCCAAAAGATCACATCTTTGCATAATAGATGACGCAATAAAAAGTTCCGATGATATTAAGAATAAAGATATTAGACAAGCAATGGAAGATAACTGGAATGCAGTTATTGTTCCTACGATGTTTGAAGGAGCTAGAGCTATTTGTTTAGGTACAAGATTTCGACATGACGATATACACGCTAGAGCTTTCTTACCATCTAATGGTTGGAAGCAAATAGTACAATCTGCAATAACTGTAGATAAAGAAGGAGAGGAAATATCGTATTGGCCTGATATGTGGAGTTTAGATTATTTAAAAGATAGAAGACGTATCGCTCCTGTTGCATTTAGTTTCCAATATCAAAACCAGATTGTACAAACTAGTGAATTATCATTATCTCCAGACTTAATTGTTAAAGGAACTATTGCTACAGATTTTGATGCTTTAGGAGTTGGTGTTGATTTATCTGCTGGAATTAGAGAAAGAAATGATTATACAGTTTTTGTTATGGGTGGAAGAGTAAAAGACAAGATTCATATTATTGATTGTAAGAGAGTAAGAGTTATGGGAAATATAGAAAAATTAGATCTTTTAATGGAAATGATGGAAGAATGGGGAGTTATTCACAGAGACGGTAAAAATTTATTTCCCACAGGAAGTTCATTGCATATTTGGTCTGAAGCAGTTGCATATCAAGCATCATTGGAAGCAGACTTTAAAAGAATATGTCAAACAGAACAAGGATTATATAATTTAATTTGGCATCCTGTCAAAGGATTTCGCGGAGACAAAGTTGCTCGTTTTAGGGGGATTATGGGATTATTTGAGCAAAGAAAGATAATTTTTAATAAATATAGAAAATTTGGAGCTCTTACAGATGAGATAGTAAATTTTGGGGTTAGCTCACATGATGATTGCGTAGACGCTCTAGTTTGGCTATGTAATGGGTTAATGACTCGTGGAAAACTTGAGTTAGAGTATTGAGGATTTAAACTAGAAGTATTAACAATGCCAGAACCTTCTTTTTACAAACTTGAACTAGAGCAAGATGCTTATGGTTCAGCAGTAATTGCATTACCTGATGAGCTATGTCATGACATGGCACTACAACCAAATGAACGATTTGATGTTGAAGTTGAGGGAGATGTAATTACTTTTAAACGGTTACATGCTGGTTATGACATTGACAAGTAACAGAGGTACCTAATTAATGGCCGAGAGTAATAGTAAATCTGTTTTGGATGAAATGATTAAATCCGTCATAACTCGTGACGGAAAAGGATCGGCTGATACTATGTTGGTCAGTTCCCATTTATCCCAAATGAAGATGTTTGGAATAAGACAGGGAGTTGAGTTTTATCCACAACAAGATAATTTTGGAACACAAAGATTTGATTTTATTCAACAGGTCATAAAGTTCAATCAATTAGATGCAAGGTTAGATGCAATATGGGATAGATTTTTATCTTATGGAAAAGGTTTATTTTATATAAGACCAACAAAAAAATCTTACAGAATTTATTGGTTTAATAAAGATTCTTATAGGACATATTATTCTCCTGAAGGTGAATTAGAAGAAGTCATTATTATTTATCCCTACAAGGTAAGATCTTCGAAAGGTTTTGCAGGTGTCGGTTTAAATACTGATAAAAGATATATGAGATTAAAAATAACTGCTACTGAAATAGAAGAATATCATTCAGAACAAGAAATAACTTTTGAACAAGAAAATACAAATTTTGCAACTTTTGATAAAAAAATTGTAGAAAATACTATGGAGTTTATTCCATGTGTTGAAGTATTTAATAATCCTGATGCTTTTGGAACTGATGGTTCAGGTGAGTTTGATTTTATAGCTAATCAGATTACTGCTCATGATGAGATGGTAAAAAATATTAGAGCTAACTTATCATTCTTTGGTAATCCAACTCTTTTATCTTCTAGACCAAAACAAGACATTGTAGAAAGCGATTCTGAAACTGCACAAAGACCTAGTATATCTAGTCAATCAGGTTTCGGATCTAATCTTGATTTATTTGGCTCTACTTATAAACAAGATCCTATAACAAGAGCACAACCCGGATATTCAGGTAGGCCAGGAAGTGGAATGAGAGTTCCCAGAGTTATTGCAAATTTAGAGCCATCTGATCGTGTTGGATTTATTACTCCTAATGCAGTTAGTTCTGATCAGGCAAGATTCGCTGAACAATTAAGAAGTGAAATTAGATTAGCTCTAGGGGGAATAGATGATCTAAGTATTACTAACGTAACGGCTACAGAAATTAAATCTGCTTATGGCCGAGTTAGTGCTACTGCTAAAAAGAAATGTTTACAGATTTATCAATATGGAATTTGTAAATGTTTCGAATTAATTATTTTCCAAGAAGAGCAAATTTTTAGAAAATCATTGGCATTTGCTTCAGGAATAGAATATCCAAAATTACCAGAAAATACGGAAGATCCAAAGGCATTTGAAAAGTATGAAAAACAAAAAATTAAATATGAACAAAAACTTCAGCAAGCTGTTGAAACCGCAGTAGAAACAAAAGAAATACCTGATGGTGTTTTAGGACTAGCTCCAGACGGAGATAGAACAGTTCTTTGGAGATGGATGGGACCTGTTTATGAAGATACAGCACAAGATAAACTCAATCAATCCATCTTTACTAGAAACCTTCAAGAATTGGGGGTTGATAGTATAGAAGCACTGAAGTACTTATTTCCTTCGAAAACTGATGACGAAATTGCAGGGATGCTTTCTGGTTATCCGTTTAGAATGGTAGGTGAAGTACAAAGGGCATATTCCGCATTTATTGACTTAATAAATCAGGAAATGCGAACCCCACATCCTCAGCAGCCTAACTTACCGATGGCAGCTGATCCACGTTTGGATTTAACTCCATTCTTATATCGAACATTAGAGTCATTACAAAAAGAGGTAACTTATGCAGGACGCTACCGCTCAGCAGACCCAATCAGCACCCCAAGTATCCCAGACCCAGCAGAGCAGCTACGTGGCTCCTCAGACAGCAGCCCAAGCTCCTTCCGTGGCAACTTCCCCACAATGGGTGAATCCATCCCAACCAGCACAGGCCCCAGCCCCAGTGGCACAAGCCCAGATGGGGGTACAAGGAATCCAATACAACCCTACAGCGTACAGCCCCCAGCCACAGCAGGCAGCCCCACAAGCGGAGAACCCATACAAGGACGCATTCAACAGGGTAGTCGGGCTCCTGAGTTCACCAGTGCAGTTCCCATCCCTGGGTCAACAGTCAGTGGCGAATCCAGCAGCAGACCAGGCCAACTACGGATACCAACAAACAACCCCATACAACAATCCGGCTCAGCAGACTTATACGCCTTCGAACAACAACAGCCAGGCATACTCCAACAATTATTCCCAAACTTCTCAGGAGATAACACAAGACCAGCTCCTAGCAAACGGGGTAAGCGAGGCAAGTCTTGAAGTAATTAATCATTTTGGTGCAGATGCTCCAGCAGTGCTTAATAACTATGCCTGTCAGCTAGAAGATTCACTTATAACAACAAATACTCAATTACAAGAGGCAGTTAATCTTCTACAAGAAATGTCAACAGAGCATAAAGCTTATGAGACAATTCTTACAGATCCAGATGTTTTAGCTGACTATACATGTGAGTTCTTCGGAGAGAATGGACCATATCCAGTAGAGGATGATGCTCCAGCATATCCACAAGCTCCTACATTTGCAGGACAACAGCTACCTAACCCAGCTGCTGCACAAGCTCAGCCACAGGCTCCAGCAAGACCTCAGATGCCTGTTCCTCCACAGCCACAAGCTCCAGCAAATTCACAAGATTTCTGGAAAGACTTTGGTGGAGCAGCCGATAGAGATCCACAAAATGCATGGAGATACTTGAATGCTGCACAGCAGAATCCACAAGTATTCCGTGAGAAACTTCTGGTAATGGAATAATGGGTGGAAGAATGGCAGGAATGGCATTAGATGATTTTCTAATGCCTTTTGCTGCAATGATTACAACTCAGCAATTAATGAATGCTAAAAAGCTTAAAGATCAAGAAAAAGCTTTAGCTCAAATGGGTGTTCCTTACAATCCTCTTTTAATGAGATAACATGAAACACAAAAAAAAAGCCAGCACTACGGAAAAAGCAGATAAATTTTTACAAGGAATAGGAACTGCTGGTGGACCTATAGGTTCTCCTCAGTTAGTTGGATTTGGTGGTACTGACACCATGAATCAATTAGCAGCTGGCAATAGAGATGAATATGCAAATATAAGAATGCGTGAAGGTGATACAAGAATTGTAGAGGGTGCAAAAATGCCTTCTGATTTAGATGCTTCATATTTAAAACTTAATTTGCCGGGTTCTCCTTTACCTGCAAATGGTTTATTAGCTCCACAAAATTTAAGAGCTGCAGAACAAAATCAAGATTTTATTAGAAGTCAAGAGCAGATGTTCTTAGCACAATACCTTCCAGCAGCTGGATTATCTCAGTTACCTGTAGGTCAGCCTGCTTTAGAATCAAAGAAAGGTAAAAAGTAAATGAAACACGCAAAAGCTAAACAAGCAAAAGGTAAAGCAGAAAAAGCTTTAGCTCAAATGGCGATGGAAGCAGAAATGGCAAAAGCTTCTGAGTCTGATTTACAGCCTGAAGATGGATATATTAATCCAATGGGACGTATAGGTGTTGTAAGGCCAACGACATATTCTCTGACCAATCAGTTAGACGGAACTACAACTCAATCAGTAATTAATCCAGAAACTTAAATAATCTCGTTTATTAAGGGTAAGTATAATTGTACTTAATGGAATTTACTTTCCAGTTATACAGAACACAATACAGTGTTCGCAATCAGCAAACCTAGCTGAAATTCTAAAATGTTTATAGATAACGATTTTCCGAAGCTGCTGGGTGCCGAGTTATATAGACCACATCCTGCGTATATCGTAGAAATGGCAACAGAGCCAGTGGTTGTACATGACTTCACCAAGCAGCCAGGTCAGACCGTTCAGTTAGACCGCTACCGTTTCTTTGGCAATCCTGGAACTAAGACCTCTAGAGAGAGGACTCAAGACCAGACCATTGGAACAGCTAACAGCAGATCTATCGTAAAGGACAAAGTACTTGTATCTCTTAGAGAGTATACAGGTCCAGCTGACCCTAACAACACATCTCTTCCTAGCACATTCAAAATTGCTAGAGAAACCCTAATGACAGCTCAGCGTTTGCTGCTTGATACTGGGAACTTAAATATGTTCCACCAGTCAATTGGCTCACTGACTTTATTAGATGACTATAGAAGATGGAGAGATCGTGTATTCCTCGATGAACTATTCAAGTCTGAATCTCGTGGTGCTGCCTCTGATACTCAGGGTGGACATTACTATCCAAATGGTAAGACAAAGTCTAGCTCTACTGCATTGAATGCTTACAGTGCTACAGAATTTGCTTCTGAGCGTTTTAAGTTCAATGTAAAAACTGACCTTCTTGAGGTAGTTAAGAGTTTAAGAAAGCGTCACGTACCAGTTTTCGCAGACGGATATTATCGTTGTATAGCAGATCCTTCATTCATGAAAGATCTAAGAGCCGATCAAGGCTTCCGTGAAGTAGCAAGATATCCAGGAATGGGACAAGGTAACCCTCTAATGGGTGCAATGGGTCCTAACCAAGCACTCTATGCTGGTGGACAGTATGGACAAGCTCAGTTCGTAGCTGGTGAGCCAGTTATGCCTTCTGGATTCGTGTTTGAAGGAGTAAGATTCTTTGAGTCTACAAACTTCCCTGCCAAAGAAATTTCGGTCGATATTGGTAACGGTGCAGGTGCTTCTACAAGGACAACTCCAGCAGGATTGTTCTTTGGCCCACAAGCAATTGGTGTTGGTATTGGTGGTCCTAATGCTCAAGTTTTAATTAACAATAATGATGATTTCTCAAGATTCATTATCCTTATATGGCAGCTTTATGCTGGTTTTGCGAACTTGAATAAGGACTTCATTACCACTGCCTTCACAATTACAGAGTAATAGGAGGTATTAACTAATGGCAACTTACAAAAGTAACGCAGGAGCAATCCTACAACCAGGTAATCAGATAAACAAATTATCCTCATTTAATAATGAAGGTGTATTTGGCTGGCCTGGAATTGAAGCTTTCGAGCAAATTGGTTTTGTAAAAATCAATAATGCTTCAGCTGATAAAGCTAATTTTAAAAGCTTCGACATAACTGTACCTTCTCCAGACAGAAGAGTTGATGATCGTGTTAGAGATGATCGCACTAGTTTGGTTGTTGAAGCAAGTTCAGATAGACCAGCATATGTTTATGGTGCGTCTATAGCTCTTGCTCAAGACGATCCTTCAGGTGGTCTTCCTTCTTTCCCAGCATCTCCAATAACAGCAGACCTTGTTGGTACTAATACAGAGCTACTTCTACTTGGTCCCGCTAATGGTGCTGTACCTTTCGGTGTTCCTACAACTCAACTTAACGGTTTAGCAGCAGCTTCTAGTTCTATCGCATTCAGTGGTACAACTATTGCTCAAGGAACAGGTGACACAACAAATGGAGATATTCCATTCTGGACAAGTGTTACAGCAACAATTGCTCGTGCAGACGCAGCAAATTCAATGATGTTCAAAGTAACATCAAACACTACATTCAAAGTGTTCAACATTGACGCTATTACAGATACTTCTGTTAATGGTGACGGTGTATCTATATCTGCAGATGACATCACTGCAGGTAAAGCAGCTTACCTTGTTTGTCGTGTTAACTACTTACGCCCAGCGAAACAAGTTGAGTGGAGTGATATTTCATCCTTCATCGACTTTGCTTCACAAGTAGGTGGTAACGATTCATAATCTATATTTTTGAATATTTTGGAAAGGCGAGTCTCGCGACTCGCTTTTTCATTGTCAATGAAAAATTCTTAAGGTAAACTAAATTAGAAGAAGACAAAGTTTAATTATGTTGTATCAGCACAAAATCAACGGTGGAATAGTTGAAAAAATATCTCAACACGGCCCTGGTGTTGTGATGGTCATGAATGCTAATGATGAAGTTGATTATGTAAATGAAGAAGATTTAATACCTTGTGTTGCTGCTACAGGTGAAAAAATAAAAACCGAAGAAAGATTAAAAGCAGAATTATCTGCTTCTGGAGATAAAGAAGCAAAAGTAAGTAATAAAGAAACTTTTCCTGTAGATAGTCGCATAAACATCAATACAGCAGGTGCTCGACAGATAGCAGATGCATTGCCTGGAGTAGGTTTAAAGACTGCAAGAGATATAAAAGATTTACAAACCACACTGTCAGGAGAGAGATTTACAAAACTTGAACAGTTGAGGGGAATAAAACGTATAGATTGGGACGAAATATTTAAAGAAAACTTAGTGAGAGTAGACTAGTAACAGGTAAATTTTACTTGTTTGAATGAAGCTTGACACATTTATACAGTCTAAAGTTCGTTGGCATTTAGGTTATAACTTAACTTCTATACCTGCTGGTGACCAAGCCAGATTAGAAGAAGCTCTTAACAATGTTCAGGATTCTTTTTGGGTTAGTAAAATTGTTGAACAGCTAGGTCGTTGTGATGAAGCTGAAAAACGAACTGATATGACTGGTAGTATTAACAACGATACTTTACCAAGAAATAGAATTGAAAGTATTGCCGGTGATGTTGATCGTACAGTTGCAACTTCAGATTTTAGAGAAACTTTAAAAACTTGGACAGAAATTTATATTTATGAGACAGATAGATTAGCAATGCATTTATATGTACCTAATTATAGAAATCCAGCTCAAGCAAGATATAGATTTAATAGAGAAGGTGCAGAATTTATTCAAGCACTTCCAGGGCCTGCTGATGTTGCTGTAGGAACAAGGTTATTACTAGAAAATAGTCATAGATAAAAATGATTTTACCTACAACAAAACTTGGATATACTTTAGGGATTAGAAGAGATAAAGATATCATTAGTCCTAGAGAAAGACAAAAAGCCAGTCCTTTTAAAGGAAGAAGGCGTACTAGAATGGCAGGTGAAAAGCGAGTAGATATTTTTTCTGTTCGCCCCGATGAAGCACCTTTTTCTTATACAAAAGGTACTAATTTACCTAAACGGTTTACTCAAACTTTAGACATTCCAATAGATAGGGAGGAAGAAAATTAAATGGCTAACAAAAAAGGTAAAATGCCACCACAGTTGTTAGAGTATTTTAAAAATAAGAATAAAAAGAAAGAAGACGGTAAAGAAATGTCTGATAAAGAGAAGCGTAAAGAGGCTTTAGATAAATCTAAAATGGTAAAAAATAAAAAGGGAGTCAAAAAAGAAGACAAAGAAGATAAGTAAAAAAACCTTGCTTTATAATTAAAGTAAGTCTTCTTGAATAAATAAACGTGGCAAGTAGTAGTTCAAACAAACAACCATTGATGGTTGACCGCCCAGCAACCAATTCAACGCTATGTACAGTTGCTTCTGGACAGTCATTTCTAACAAGTTTAGTTCCAACAGCTGTTGGTAATGCAACTAAAGTTTTTGATGTTGACTCTGCATTAGTAGATACATCGATTAGTGGGGCTTATATAGATGAAATTTGGTTTACTTATTCAAAAAGAGCTATACAAAAACTTGATGCTGTAACTCCTACGCAAGGAACATACTCTGCAACTGGTACAGTTTGTACCGTAACTTTATCAGGTGGTCATAATTTAGAAATAGGTCAAAAAGTATTTTTAGATTTTCTTACATATAACACTGGAGTAGTTCCAAAAGATGATACTTTTGAAGTTAAAGACACATTAAACTTCACATCAACCACATTTGATGTAGATGTACCTTCACAGTCAGCATCAAATGGTAATGTCAATGTTTCTTTACCAATTGATTTTTGTTTCTATCTTGTTAGTACAGGTACAGTGACAAATATAAATCAATTTTTCCCCTTATTTACTCAAAGTATTCCACAAGTTTCAGAAAATCAGATATTAAGTACAACTTTAACTGAAAAATTACCTTTAATAAATCATCCTACCGTACAATCCGGAGCATTAAATTTTGCAGGATCAAATAATGAAATAGCTCCAAAACAAAGAGGTTTAATGCTTAGAAGAGGACAGGCATTATTTGTAGCTGCTAGTGGATCAACTGCATTGACTAACGGTTTTTACTGTAATGTTCAAGGTGGTTTCTATTAAAGATCATGCCATTCGAATTCGATCGATTCGATAAGAAATCAAATTTCGAATTTAGTAAAAATTTTAAAAATTTTGATAATAATCCAAAAAAATCTAGTGCTTATCCTAGAGGTTCTGATGGATATGCATTAGAAAGCGAAATAAAATTCTATAATCAAGATTCTTTATGGACTAGATGGAGAAGAGGTTATGAATTATATACTTTTACTCAAACGATATTAGGATCTAACGCTAAAGAAAGAGATAAAAGAGGTGATTATAGATTATTTTTTACTTTTCAACAGTTTCCCGGAGTTTTTATTCCTGCAAGAATATTTACTTTTCCTTCTACTAATCAAGAATTAGGAGAACATATTTGTGGAATGAGAGATACTGATGGTTTTAGTTTTTATGATTTTGGATTACCAATATTAGAAGTAAGATACTTAGCACCTTCTGTATCTGCTACATATTCACAAAGTGGTACCACTTTAATAGTAACTAAAAGTGATCATGGACTATTTCCAGGCGATGATGTTTTTCTAGATATTTCTACTGGCAGTGGCACTGATGAAACATTGACAATTGTAAGCAAAACACAAAATACTTTTACCCTTACAGCCTCTAATTCTGTTACAACCTCTGGAAATGTAACTTATCATAATTCAACAGCCTTTAATGATACACGATGGCGATTTGTAAGAGTAAAATTAAGGTCTTTACCTACTGAAGTTGCCTTCTTAGCAGGTGAGAGAATGGCTGATCGGATAGTTGAAAGAGATCCCGGAATATCATCAACATATTCAAGATCAGGTAGCACCGTTACAGTTACTTGTAACTCTGCTCATGGGTTGTCTACTGATAACAAAGTTTTTGTTGATGTAAGTACAGGATCTTTAATTTCAGGTAGATATACAATCGAAGTTACTAGTTCTACTGAATTTAAATTTACAACAATACCTACAGGAACTACATCAGGTAATTTAACTTTATTTAGGTTAATAAGAGGATTTAGATATGATGATTATGTTGGATATACAGTTACAGGATCTGATGCCTCAACAAATGAGATTATTTTTCAAAAGGCAGATAGCTACGGAGCAAAGACTGTAGATACAATTGCTAAGACTACCGTACCAGCTCATAGAGGTTTTGCAGTAGGTAGATTTTTAACTACAGAATTAAGATGGAATTGTTCTTGTCAAGATTTTTCTAGAAGAGATAGTTATGATTTATTTAGCCAAAATAATCATGAAAGGTTTCCTGTTACTGCTATAAGAGATACAAAACCTGGTAATATAATTCAAAATGATGGTAGTCTTGATGAAAGAAGAGATGAACCTGGTGTATTTAGAGATTTAGGTTACGTCACAATAAATAATTTTTATGAGTTACCAGAATACGAAGATAAAAAACAAGATTCTTTTCAAAATTTACAATATTATCAACTACGTTGGTGTAAACATATTTACGCAGCCATGTGGTCAATACTCCATGATGAAGGTAATGAACCACTAAAGTTAGCAGCTAAATATACACAAAGCGGAATTAATTTAACAGTTGATTTTGAAAATCATAATTTGAATAAAAACGATAAAATTCAATTAAATTTTACAAGTGGTAATGCAATTTCAGGTGAATATACAATAAGCGATGTTCCTAATCCAAATAGTTTTGTAGTTATTTATCCTTTTTCTCAGACTACAGGTGGATATGTAACTGTAGAAAATTTAAAAAAACATGAATATGTTGGAGCATGGTTATTAGAACCTAGTGACAAACCTATAGGAAAAGGATTAGAAAACTGGGAAAAAAGATGGGCTAAAGAAAAAAGAAAAATGCAAGAAGCTGTTGAAATTTTTGCTTTATATAATCGGTCTACAAAATGGGAAGGTAATAAGAATATTATTGGTGATTTTAATCTTCCACAAGATGTAGCTAATTTTGATCCATCTGTAATTGCAATGACATTAACTGATAGTTTAAAAAGAGATTCTAAAGGAGATTTAGATAGAGAAGGTCAATCTTTAAATACAACCAATAGAATGATTGCAATGATAAATAAATTATTTAATAAATCTCCTACTGTATTAGATGATATAAAATTTGGAATTATAAATAAACCGCTTACTGAATTTACTCAATCTTTTGAGTCAGGTTTATTAAAAGCAGGCGATTATATAAATGGTGAGTTAGTTGATACTGCAATAAATACTAGTAATTTAGATGCTGGATCATATAATCCAGAGACTGCTCAAGATACAGTAGTAGATGCAGGATTATATATTAACAGTTAATTATGGCAGTACAAATTCAAAGTCGTAGATCTAGTACAGCTAATGATAGACCTTTCCCTGTTAGGTTAGGTTCTGGGGAACTAGCACTAAATAATAATAATGTTAGTCCCGGTTTATTTTTTGCAGATAATACTGCTTCTCCTAGTACAGGTTTAATCAAGGTAGGTCCTGTACATATTGGAAATACAGCTCCCAACACTTCTCCTGCTGGTTTTACATCCTTAAGTAAAGGAGAAACTTGGTTAGACACAGCGAGTACTCATATATTTAAAGTTTATGATGGAGCAGCATTTCAACCTGTAAAGGCGGTAGCATCTGTTTCTGCAGGACAGCCAGCTAATCCTATTGATGGGCAATTACATTGGGATACCGCAGGAGGCGGTAGCGGTGTTTTAAAAATATATTTAGCCTCTGCTGGTAATTGGGTAGATGTTTAATTACTTACTTAATAAATGATCAAGTATTCTGTCCAATTTACTATGAACAGCCTGCATTTCTCTTAAAAAATCTTCTTTCAAAACGTAATCGTGAATAACTTCATTTCTTAGTTTATCAACATTTGTCTCTATATTTTCAAATCTTTTATCTAATTTTTTATTAAAATTTCCAAGAGCTCTACTTATACCGGCAAAAGCTCCAACACTTCCAGAAATAATTGCTGCAATTAATTGTGGTTCCACTTTGTATTCCTCCCTAATACTATTCTATAGGGTTTTTACATTTTAAAATATTAAAAGTGAGAGATTTACATGGCAACAGGATACGAACCAAATATAGAGGGTGCTATAGCTGTCCTTAGAGACTTAATGATAGCTAATAGTTTTACAATGACCCGTCAACCTTATGAACCTAATTATAGGGGTTTGGTTGATGCAGTTATTGATTTAAAAGAAGGCTTTCCTACTTTTGCTCCTTTGCAAGTTGGGTTTGATGCAACAGCTTTTGAGGATGTTAGTGAAAATGATGCTTTATTTATGAGGACTAGTGATGGTCAGGTAGGTAAAGCAAGTGCATCAAACGGACTTCAAGAGAATGCTCAAGTTGTGGGATTTGCAAATGCAGATGCCAGTGCCAGTAGTACTGTAAAAGTAATTGTAATTGGTTTAAAAACCATGAGTGGTTTGGATGCCGGAGATTTATATTTCTTATCTCCATCTACAGCCGGAGCAATAACTTTAACTCCCCCATCTAGTGCTGGACAAGCTGTTGTAAGGGTAGGCGAAGCCTCTACAGCCACAGACTTTGCTATTCGAATTGAACCACCTATTAAATTAAGTTAATGTCTAGTGTAGAAAATTACATTCCATATGAACCTAATGCTCAAGGTTTTACAGAGGCTTTAATTGATTTAAAATCAACAATGCCTAGTCAAACAGTATTTAAGGTTACTGGGTATAATACTACATGTTTTGAAAATGTTATTCAAGGTGACGCATTATTCTCAAGAGCTAGTGATGGTCAAGTTGGTAAAGCCATTGCAAATGACACGTTTGATAAAGCATGTGTTGCAGGAGTAGCTGAGACAACTCAGACAGCTGGACAGACAGTAAGAGTAATTGTTACTGGAATTGTTGCTACTTCTGGTTTAAATGCAGGTGATCAATATTTTTTATCAGCAGCTTCTGCAGGAGCAATTGTTGAAACACCTCCATCAAGTGCTGGACAATATGTAACAAGAGTAGGAGAGGCTGGAAGTACTGGTCAATTTATAGTAAATGCTGAGCGACCAATTCTTTTAAGCTGACAGTTTAGTGGATTTAAAATAAATACAAGTAAGTTCTTTCGATCAAGAACTTGATTGTAATAAGTAATGGCAACAAGAAAGGCATTAGTACTTGTCTCTGGTCTTTTTCAGGAGTTAAACTCTTCTTCTGATAAATTAGATTTTGCTGGTAATAGTACTTCTGATTTAAGTGAGGGTACAAATGAATATTTTACACAGACGAGAGCTAGAGGCTCAGTAAGTGGTAATAGTTCTCAGGGATTGACATATAATTCATCGTCAGGAGCATTTGGTCTTGCCAACATACCAAATTCCTCATTAACTAATTCATCTTTAACAATAGGAAGCACAGCCGTCGGTCTTGGTGCAACAGTCGGGACTTTTACAGGATTAACATCCTTAGCCTCTACAACATTAATAGCTGGTGTTGCTGATGCTGCAAATTCAATTAAAATTGCCAGTGGAAATATTGTTTTTGAAGGATCTAATGCAAATGATTTTGAAACCACTTTAACTGCAGCCGATACAACTGGATCTGATAAAACAATTACTTTACCTGACACTACAGGAACCGTTGCTCTCACAAGCGATATTGTTTATCCAGTAACTTTAGATAATTCAGTAACTTTAACAAATAAAACTTTAGCTCTTGGATCAAATACAATATCGGGAACATTTGCACAATTTAATACTGCTGTTACTGATGCAACTCTTGTTTCTACAACAAGTTCTGATACTCTTACAAATAAATCTGTAAACCTTGCAAACAATACTTTAACTGGAACATTTGCTCAATTTAATACGGCTGTTTCAGATGCCACATTAGTTTCAACTACAGGAACAGAAACTTTAACAAATAAAAGCTTAACTGCTCCAGTGCTTACAGGATCTTCTGCTTCTGCTGGTAGCATAATTTTTAAAGAAGATACTGATAATGGAACAAATTCTGCAACATTAAAGGGACCTGCATCGACTGCTGATGTAACCATAACTCTCCCAGCTGAAACAGGAACTGTTCTTACCACTGCGTCTTCAATCGCAAACAGTAATCTTGCAAATAGTTCATTAACAATTGGTAGTACTGGAATTGCTTTAGGAGGAAGTGCAACAACATTTACTGGGTTAGCTTCAATAACTTCTACTGCAGTCGTTACAAATGACAGCGGATTTAGAATTAGAAATAATTCAGATAATACGAAAATTGGAGCTTTTAGTTCAGCATCTATTACAGGTGGTCAAACACGAACATTAACATTCCCTGATGCAGATGGAACTATAGCAACCCAAGCTTATGTAAATGCTCAGATTACCGCTGAAGATTTAGATGTTACAGGAGATTCAGGATCAATTGCGATTGATTTAGATTCTGAAGCTCTAAATATAGAAGGAGGAACAAACATCACAACAGCTGCAACAGGTAACAAAGTTACAATTAATATGCCGACTGCTTTTGCAACGGAGAGCTTTGCTACCGCAATAGCAGTTGCTTTAGGATAGTATTATGTCAACCCAAGTCCAATTTAGAAGAGGAACAACAGCCGAGCATTCAAGTTTTAAAGGTGCTGATGGTGAGGTTACTGTTGATACTTCGATAAGAACTGTTGTTATTCATGATGCAATAACAAATGGTGGATTTCCTTTATTAAGACAAGATGGATCAAATTCTGCTTTAGGTTTAGGATCTGTTTCTAATTGTTCTTTAAAATTTCAAGGGGATCCAAATACAGGATTAATAAGTCCATCAGCTGACAACATATCTTTAGTTACTGGAGGAGTTAGCCGTCTTACAATAGATTCAAATGGTTCTGTAACTATTCCAGGTAATGTCACAATAAACGGTACATTATCTGCTAGTACTACAGACTTTACCGATCAAATTGCATTAATTCTTGCTTTAGGCTGATATGGCAAATACCTTCAAAAGTGACACAAAGACGAATGTCGTAACAGATGCTGTAAGTAGCACTAATACGAATGTCGTAACATGTGGTGGAAGTGCGACAATTGTTCTTCTAAGTGTTTTAGTTTCAAATACAACCGGAGCTAGTGCTCAAGTAGATGTATTTCTTGTTACCGCTGGTGACGATGTACATCTTATAAGAAATGCTCCAGTACCAGCAGGAAGTTCTTTAGAGCTCATAAGTGGTTCAAAAGTAATTATGGAAGCAAATGATATTTTAAGGGTAAGAGCAGGGACAGCAAGTGCTTTAGATGTAACTGTCAGTTACTTAGAACAGACTTAAGGAGGTATAACAAATGGCTCTTAATACAGTAAGTTCAGATAGACTTTCTACAAATGTAAAGAATACAAACTTTACAGCATCTGAAAAACAAGATTTAACAGATGATATTTTACCTTTAGCTGGACAGATAGGTAATAGAAATTTAATAATTAATGGAGCTATGCAAGTGGCTCAACGTGGAACATCGGAAGCTAGTGTTAGTAGTTCAAAATATGCTAATGCTCCTGATAGGTGGAGATTCATAGCTTCTAACGCAGGTACTTGGACACTATCACAAAGTACAACTAGTCCTAATCTTTTTAAAAATTCTTATAAATTTGATTGTACGACTGCTGATAGTTCTTTGGGAGCAGCAGATTTTTTAGCTTTTGATCAAGCTTTAGAAGGTAAAGATTTACAAGGTTTAGGTTGGGGAACTTCTGATGCTAAATCACTTACAGTTTCTTTCCATGTTAGATCAAATAAAACAGGAACTTACACTTGTGAATTATTTCAAGGAGATGGAGCTACTGGAGGTAGTAATATTCTTGTATCAAAATCTTATACAATTAGTGCTCAAGATACTTGGGAAAAGAAAACAATAACATTTTCTGGTAATACAGCAGTTGCATTTACAAATGACAATAGTAGACAATTAACTTTAAATTTTTGGTTAGGAGCAGGTAGTAACTTCTCAGGAGGAACTTTTAGTGATGGTACTTTTCATAATGCAGCTAATAGAAGAGTAGCTTCTGGACAAGTTAATTTAGCAGATAATACTTCTAATGAATGGTACATAACAGGAGTTCAATTAGAAGTAGGCAGCGTGGCAACAGATTTCGAGCATAAGTCATTTACTGATGAATATTTAAGATGTGCTAGATATTTTCAAAGACTTGGTGGAACTAGAAAATATTTTGTAGGAAGAACATCTAATAATGATGGACTTCATGCTTCTCCTTCTTGTGCAGTACCTTTAAGAACTACACCTACTATTACTATGTCTGGTAGTTATGAATTATTTTCATCAGTTGGCCAGGGAAGTTCATCAACCACACCAACCGTAGACACTTATAATACTGATGATTTTAATAATTGCTTTTTAGGAGATATTTTCTTTGTAATGTCTGGTAGTTATGCCAATGATGCTAGAGTAGGAGTAGTCAGACAAAATAACCCGATAAATTTTGATGCGGAGCTTTAATTATGGCTAGATACAAAATTAGAAAATTTATAACAAGCGAAGGAGAGAGAACAGATATTCTTGATCAAGAATCAACCCCAAATATGGCTATTCCGTTTGATGAAGGAAATCGTCATTATCGAGAAT